ATACCTCAGACTGACCAATGGAGAAAGGATAAATTAGGTGAAGATTATATGTTTAATTCAATTTTACCATACTCATCTATTCCAGACCGTGGTTTATTTTTACTTCAATCTCATGGAATTAAATATACCTTTAATGAAATGGTAACTATTCAGACTCATGATGGTTTATATGATGAAGCTAATAAAAAATACCTTCAAAATTTCATGCCTGAACAAAAACCACGTACTGCTTTACCTTATATAGTACATCAGGGAGATTTAATGGCTGCTCGAATTGAATTTGAAAAAGAATGGTTATCTAAACTTAATAAGAAAAATTTGGAAGATTCAAAGAAAAGTTTTACATTGGATAATAATAAAAAAACCAAATCAACACCAAATGTTATTAAAACAAAAGCATTAAGTAACATTAAATCAGAAGGATTAAAAAATCTATTAAATAATATATGATAATAATAACTATAATTTTATTGTTAATGGTTGTGGTACTTGGGTACACAACCTTTAACCTTTTACGTAAGAATGAAAAACAAGAAGACATATTAATGGGTTATATGACTTATTTAAATAAAATGTCTGAAATAATTGATTTTTCAAATAAAAAACTTAAAGAAGTAGACGCTAAAGGTTCATTTGCCAGCGATGATGAAGTTGGTTTCTTTTTTCAACAATTACAAGCTATCCAGACTATATTAAACGAATTTAATATTAAAAATTTATGATAATAGATGAAAAAATAAAGAAAAAAAAGAAACCAGCTGCTAATATGTATTTTACTCAAGATACAGAAAATGCTATTATTGAATATAATAATTGTACTGATGATGAAAAACGTGATAAAATATTTCGAGACAAAATATATCCAGTTTTTTTTAAATTAACAGAGTATATAATTAACACATATAAAATTTTTAATACAGGTGAAAATAATATATCTGAAAATGGTACTATTATTAATATACAAAATGAAGTAATTCAATTTTTACATAAAAAAATACATTTATTTGATCCAAGTAAAGGTGCTAAAGCATATTCTTATTTTGGCACTATAGCTAAACGTTACCTTATCTTAGCATCTCAGAATACTAATAAAATTCAATTTAACTCTACTACTTTATCAACTATTGAAGAAGATGAAAAATATTCATATCAATTAGATGATAATAAAATAGATGATAATAATGATTATGCTACACGTTTATCAAAATTTATGAATGAATATATAAATTTCTGTACTATAAACATATTCGATATTTTTCCTAAAGAATCAGATGCTCAAGTAGCCGATGCTATTTTAGAATTATTTCGTAAAAGAGATAGTTTAGATGTATTTAATAAAAAAGCACTTTATATATACATTCGTGAAATGATAGATGTTAAAACACCTAAAATTACCAAGATAGCTGATCAATTATATGGTATATTTAAAGAAAAATATGTTTTTTATTTAGAAAATGGATATACAAATTTTTAAATGTTTATATTTATAATAAAATAAATATTATGAATACTTTAGAAAATGTAGTTTTTGGTAAGAAAACATTTAGTTCTATATTAGAAGAGATATATGATAATCAAAAGAAAAAAGATAAACAAATATCTGCTTTAATAGCTGAGCTTAAACCGTTGATTGAAAGTATAGGTGACGCCACTTTAATAGTTCCGCTTATTAAAGAATACTTAGAAATAAGTGTTAAAAATGACGAGCAACTTATTAAAATGGCCACCATTATCCAACGTACCTTAAACTCAACATCTGAAGATGATGGTTTAGGTATATCAGATGAAGAAAAAGCTCAATTACTAGCTGAAATAGATAAAATTAAAGAGGAAAATAAATAAGCATGGCTACTAAATATGGATTTGATGCATTTAATCATTCTTTAAATAATCAAGATCAGGGAGTAATATATCAAGCATTAATCAATCTTCAACAACTTATAACAGCTGTTCGCGTTAAAAGTATTGTATTAGATGCTTCTCATCCTAGATTTAAAGAATTAGGTGAATGGAATGGGTTAGGTACTATTGAATTTCAAGATGTAAATAACCCAATTGATAGTCCTTCATATTCAACAGCAGTACCATTAAATCCTAATTCTAAAAATTTTCCTTTAATAAATGAAATAGTATACTTAATTACATTACCAGATAATAATATAGGAACATTAACTTCATCTACTAAATCATATTATATAAACTCCATAGCTTTATGGAACCATCCTCACCATAACGCTTACCCAGCAAACCCTAATACTCCTTTACCTGCTCAACAAAAAGATTATACCCAAACTCAATTAGGTAGTGTTAGACGTGTAACCGATGGTTCTACTGAAATTTATTTAGGTCAAACATTTAAAGAACGTTCAAATATTCATCCACTTTTACCTTTTGAAGGTGATGTTATTCAAGAAGGTAGATGGGGTAACAGTATAAGATTTGGTTCAACGGTTCAAAATACTCCAAACAATTGGTCAAGTACTGGAACCAATGGTGATCCTATCACTATTATAAGAAATGGTCAACGTGTAGATGCAAATAGTGAAGGTTGGGTACCTATTACTGAAGATATAAATCAAGACTTATCTTCAATATATGCTACCTCAACTCAACAAATACCATTAAATGCGGCTTCTACAAATTATACTAGTTACAAAACAGCACCTACTACCCCAAATCAATACTCAGGAAATCAAGTAATTATAAATTCTGGTCGTTTAGTATTTAACAGTAGTGCAGATCATATTTTACTTAGTTCAACTAAAACCATTAATTTAAACGCTGTATCTTCTGTAAACATTGATACTCCTACCACTATAATTCAATCAAATGAGGTATATTTGGGATCAAAAGATGCTACTGAACCTGTATTATTAGGTGATTCAACTGTTAACTTATTACATACTTTAGTTCAAAATTTAAAAGCATTTACCGATATTTGCAGTACAGTTGTAGGAACAGCTCCTGGAGTACCATTAGGTCCTTTAAACGCTGCTGCCTCTCAATTATCAATTACATTAGCTCAATTAGATATAAATTTAGATAGTACAAAATCAAAATACGTTAAAACAGCATAATGGCAACACCTCAACAAATAGATGCTCAACGAGCTCAAGAAACAGCTCAACGTTTATTATCCCAATCAAGAATTGTGGGTGTTAACGCTACAGCTATTCAAAATGCAACTCCGGGAGAACAACAACCTCAAGGAAGTGCTAAGTTAAGTGTTACTATAACTAATTTAGGTAAAAAAATATATACTTTATTTACCCCTATAGCTATAAGTTTAGCCACAGAACTAGGAGCAACATTGGCTCAATCTGAATTATCTAAAATAAAACAGCAAGTTTTACCAAAAGACGGTTGTCCTAATAATTCAAAAATTCAAGAATTAATAACTCAAAGAAATGCTTTAGTAGCCCAATTAAATAATTTAGGTAATCAATTAAATACTTTAACTATAGCTGTTACTGGTTTATCTTCATTTTTAGCTATATCTGAAACTGTTATATCAGCTTTAAAAACAGTAAAATCTACAATTTCTGTAGCGGCAAAAATTATACCTTCACCTCCCGGTTTACCCGGTGTTGTAGCATCATCTTTAAGTGATTTGGAAGATGCTATAAATAAACTATTATTTGATGATTTAGGACAACCTAGATTACCTATAATAGCCGGTTCTATTGCTTCTTCGGCTTTATCCATTTCTATAGTAAATGGATATATACAACAAATAGTAGCTATACTTGAAGCAATAGATTTAAAATTACAACAATGTGCTCCTGATTTAACTAGTCCTACATCTTTACCTGGATTAGTATCTATAAGTTCCGATTTAGTACAAATAGCATTATTACAAACCAAATCACAACAAACACAAAATCAAGTAACATATAAAGGATTTGTAATTGAAATCGAAACAGTACCATATACTCCAACAGTAAATCGTCATAGAGCTGTAGGTAAAAATCAAAGTGGTATAGTTTTAGTTGAAACAGAATTATCTTTTACAACAGAATTTCAATTACTCATAAATGAACTTAAACTAATTATTGACTCAAACAATTTAAAAGCTTATTAATTTTAATATTTATAATACGATGGACACAAAACAATTTAAAAAAATCATCAAAGAAGCGGTAAAAGAAGTATTTCAAGAAGAAATGCGTGAAATATTACTAGAAGCTGTAAAAGCACCCAAAGCAACTATTGTTACTGAAAGTACTAATACTAGTGGTAATAATAGTATGTTTAATAATACATCACCTTCCAAACCAACTAAAACATTAACAGCGGCTGAACGTAAAGCAATGTTCGGTGGGATGATTGAAGAAATGCAAAGTGAAACTTTATCAGCGACAACTAATAATATACCTTTTAGACCTAACCTTGGTGGAGATACAATAAATGGTGCTTTACCAGCTGGTGAAGTTGATTTAAGTCAAATAATGGGATTAATGAGTAAATAATGGCATTCGGAGCAAAAAAAATATTTCCAATAGATACTAAACCGGGAACTGCGGTTGGGGTATCTATTCCTTTTAATGCCCCTGCTGTATTTTATTCAACTTACACTACTCAAGATGCTATTAGAAATAATTTATTAAATTTTTTTCTAACTAATCAACCTGAAAGGTATTTAAATCCAACATTTGGTGCTAGTTTAAGAGCATTTATATTTCAACAAATTACTGATGGTAATTTAGAAGGATTAAAAGAAAACATACAATATCAATTAAATCAATATTTTCCTAATATTGTGGTTGCTTCATTAGATATTTTACAAGATACTGATAGTAATACAATAACAGTAAAATTAAAATATAGTATAAAAGATACCGGAATAACAGATCAAATACAAATAGCATTTCAATAATGAATAATAGTAAAGATATAAAATATATAAATAAAGACTTTACCGAGTTAAGGGCAAGTTTAATAGATTATGCTAAAACTTATTTCCCTACAACTTACAATGACTTTACCCCAACATCACCAGGTATGATGTTTATGGAAATGGCAGCTTATGTAGGTGATATCTTATCATTCTATTTAGATAACCAATTTCAAGAAAACTATTTACAATATGCTCGTCAAACAAATAATTTATTTGAATTAGCATATATGTTTGGTTATAAACCAAATATAACCCAAGTAGCAAATACTGAAATTACTTTCTACCAACAAGTACCTGCTATACTATCAGGATCAGTTTATGCTCCTGATTTTACATACGCTTTATTTATACCTGCCAATTCAGCTATAACTTCAACTTTAACTAATGTTCAACCATTTCTAGTAGAAGATCCAGTTGATTTTTCAGTATCATCATCAAGTGATCCTACTAATATTACAGTTTATTCAGTATCAGGAGGTAATCCAACATTTTTCTTACTAACTAAAACTAGAAAAGCAATATCGGCTACTATCAATACAGTAAATTTTAATTTTAACTCTCCAGTAAAATTTGATACAAGAATTCTTAATAGTTCTAATATTATTGGTATTTTAGATGTTTTTGATAGTAATGGTAATCAATGGAATGAAGTTGATTATTTAGGTCAAGAAATGATATATAAACCAATTAAAAATACTAACCCCAACGATCCTAATTATTATACAAATCAAGGTAATGCTCCTTATCTTTTAAAATTAGAAAAAACTCAATATAGATTTGCTACTCGTTTTTTAGATTCAGGTTCACTTCAAATTCAATTTGGTGCTGGTACTGCTAATAGCAGTGATGAAGAAATTACACCTAATCCAAATAATGTTGGTATAGGTTTACCATTTGAAAAAACAAAATTAACAACTGCTTTTTCACCATCAAATTTCTTATTTACATCAACATATGGTATTGCTCCTTCAAATACAGTATTAACATTTAGATATTTAACAGGAGGTGGTGTTATAGCTAATGTAGCTTCTAACACTTTAAATACATTATCTTCAACTCCTAAATTTTTAAATACTAATTTAAATTCAACTACAGCAAACGTTATATTTAATTCATTAGCAGTAACTAATTTAAT